ATAGGAACAGGATATTATCAATCTGTAACATATTCAGACGGATGTCCTGCAACAATGGTTCCTGATGGGGCTACATCCACGACAGCTTCAGCCCCAACCTGAACACCGGACGTTTGCTTGACGAGAAAAGAAGCTCCTTTTACAAGCCCTTCTGTCCCTTGGTGATAAGAAACACCGAGACGTCCTTCGATAAAATCTCCAAAAGCTACAGGCGTAATCGTATATTTCGTCAGCATCCACGTTTCATATTCGCTCATTGTTCCAGAGGTTGTGAATGTGAATTTAAGCTTATAATGATTGCCGGATGCTGTTTTCGTGACGGACACATTAGTGTCGCTATTCGCGCAATTCTGGCATGTGAAAGTCCAACCATATGGTATTTCCGCCGCCGTCGGAAGCGTTCCTGTTTGTGTCGTGTAGGATACCGCGCCGTTTCCACCCGCATTAGAAAACGATCCTTGTACAAGATTACCCTGCGGGGCTGTCGAAGCGTTATAGTTTGTTATCGCATTTGTCTCGTAGCTCGGCCCGTATGGCATAAGAAAGCCGATCTTCTGGTCGATATATCGTGCTATCGTGATATATCCAAGCTTGTTGAGGTGGATATTTCCGTCACGGAAATATTTGGCTGGCGCGTTCCATTCAGCATCGGCAATTGACTTGTCAATATCCAAACACAAAAGCTTTTTGTCTTTGCAAAGAGCCAAGCGATTAGCGTTTACCTGCTGGGCGCTGACCTTCATAGCCGCGCAAGTCGTTGTGTTGGCGTTCCAGTCTATGCATCGATAACGTGGGATGATGTTATAGAACGCTGGAATGCGTCCGCTTGCCTGAACCTTCTCGATGAAAGAAATATCATCAGCAAGTATCTGCGCCGGAGTCCTGTTATTCGTTATATCATTCGATCCGCAGTTATTGATGATAACTTTCGATGGTGGGTTAGCCGCGAGAATGCCATCAAGAGCTGCAAGGCGCTGGTCACATCGCGCACCAGCTACAGCGCTCACTGCCCCATAACGATCAGTTCCTGCCAATGCGTACGAACATGAGAAACCAGTTTCAGGATTATTGTGCAGCGCAAGAAGCGTGGGCCAATACCCACTCATATTCAGCGAGGTCGCAGAAATCTTTTCACACGAATACGAATTAATGCTGTCGCCTTCTTGCTGCCAGAGCGTTGACATATCCGGCAGTATTCCACCGACAGGCTTTGCTCCGCGAGGAAATGCGTTAGCCTGTCCGGACAGACATGCAATAAAGACTAGGCAGACAATAAAGCGCATAAGTCCTCATTGAACCGAAAACACAAACACGGGAGCTGAAGCTGTCGTGGATGTAGCCCCATCAGGAACCATTGTTGCAGGACATCCGTCTGAATATGTTACAGATTGATAATATCCTGTTCCTATGCTTGCTGAGTAAAACCCTGAAGCTGTGGCTGATCCAAGTGTTGTCGTATTATGCCTAAGAGAGTCATATATTGATGTTCTTAACCCAGTTGTACCAGTTGACATTATACCCAAATAATATATTCCAGCCGTCACAGAAACTGGGCTATCAAATGTTCCTGTATAATCAATGCCTGTTGCTGAATCTCCTATCAATGTTCCTGTCGTTGTTTTTCCCAAAAGATTAAGATTCTTATCATAGGCGCAATATTTTACCTCAACTCCTGCACTTGCATTGGAAGAAGATGTTCTTATTGTCGATGTTGGAATTGTTATATTAGTTGCGGCTTGTCCAGCTACAACATAAAGCCTTCCCAATGTTAACACGTTAGTATTGGTCGTTGTAAAATAAGCGCCCTGAAATCCGTGCATATAAAACCTTCCGGAAACATATGCGGGTGATTGTGCAACCCCCGTGAACCCCGCCGCTGGCCCGATTGATCCGTTGACGGTCACATGCGTTGCGCTTTCAGATAAAAGAGAGTTAGCCAATACACCGGACGAATTGGAGAATTTTGCCAAGCTTCCACTCGTTGCCGTTCCATATCCGGCAAAACCCCAAGCATCAATCGAAGTTCCGTTCGAAGTGAAGTTATAAAATCCGCCCTTTCCAAGAGACAGTCCGAGGATTCCGTTTACTGTCGGCGTAGAAGATACAGTTAAAAGTGAATCGTTCTGATTTGTGATTAGCGCAGTCGTTCCGTTCGAAAACGCCGTTGCTGATACAAGAGGAAGTGTTGCTGTTAGGCTTGTTCCATTATAATTTGCCTGACCGCCGTAATCAGACGTGTCAATCTCGTGAGACGCTGTATAGGTGTGATTAGGAGAATACAGCGACATTGACGCTGTCCCTGTCGTGCCAAGAATCTGCAATCCTGAACCAAGCTGTAAGGTTGTTACACCTGTAACCGTTGTAGTTCCGTCACCAACCGTTATAGATCCTGTTCCTATGTTTGAAATCCTCATAGCCTGAGCATTTGCATCAACAGAAAACAACGATAACAGAAAGAGAGATAAAAGAAGTTTTTTCATGTGAATACCTTAGTTGTTGTCCATAACTCTAAATGTTATAGAAGGATTTGTAGAACCAGACAAAACAGCGCAAATATAAGGGTTATCTTGTGACGAACCTGCTTTTCCTAAAGGCACATTGAAACTATCATCTGCTGTTGACAGTTCTGAAGTACCAACAAGGTCTTTAATCGGTTCGTAGGTTGCTCCTTTGTCATAAGACATCTTCCAAGTTATTGTGCCAGAACCCCATGTTCCTTTTGCCGAAACAGTTGCAAAGTAAATATCGTTATATCCAACATTTGTATAAGCCTCTAAGCATTTAGTGCCATCGGCTGTAAATGTCTGTGTGTTTATTCCTGCTTTTGCATCAATCGGGAATAATAAGACAATCCCTAAAACAATGTATTTTGTGATGTTTTTCATTTCGTAATCTCCTATGCTGTTCTCTGCCAAATATGGACACCAATATAAGGCTGTACGTTGTTGTGTAATGTTCCGCTTCCTGTGTTAGCCATTGTGATTCCGGTTGTTGCAGAATTTACATTTCTTGCATACGAACCAGAAGCGTAAAAACTATTTCCTGATCCGAAGTTATCAGCCCTTGATTCACTTAGCCCGTTTGAGGCATCTTGTGTGCTGGTTGTCGTATGATAGTGTCCGGTATCCGTTAGTGTGTGTTTATGAGCTGGTAATTCCGCTTCAGATAACTGGTGTGTGTATTCTCCGCCTGTTTCACCTAGCGTAATTGTTTTTGTATTTGAGTTGCTATCCGTTCCAGTTCCGACTCCTATAAGAATACGCCCAGCTCCTAAAGCCGTCCATGTCCCAAAGCCTAAAAGCGTTGCAGGATTTGTCGCGACAGCAGCATTTATATATACGCTGCCAACAGGGTATAAACTTTCAAGGCTTGATAATGGCGCATAAACTCCATCAGGCGTAAATTGCTTGTCTAACTGAAAGGCTGTTCCGTCATAATATATCCTATAAAGCTTACCTGCTTTTATGCAAATTGATGCCGTAAGAGCTGATCCAAGGTTTTGTATAGCCTTGGTTGCTAATCCAGATATTGCTATAGTGGATGCATCGTCGCTATCTGTTCCTCCCGCTATAAAAACAAAGCTTTGTCCTGCGACATAACTTGTAATGGCAGGAGATGGTGTAAGAGTAAGCGCGTTATTACTTCCTCCTGCTGTTCCAGACCAAATATATGCTTGCCCCTGAATCTGCCCTAATGTCGCGCTATCAGTAGAATTAGAACCAGCACCTAAACCAGTAATTTTATATCCACCAAAAGGAACATTTGCAGTTGGAGCAGCTTGCCCGTCGCGAGGAAGAGAATTTGTTATTTCAGACGACAAGTCAGCATTATTTGCGTTTACAGCGGATGATGAAATGGCTGTTCCAGAAGAAAATGTTGGATTTGGTAATGTATAAGTTCCTGAACCGTTTCTAGCCATTATTTACTCCTTGGAGAATTAGATAAAGAACCGCCTACTTGTGAGGGCAAAGCCCCTATTGATCCACGCAATAATTCTATCATCATGTTTCTCTTTGCTTCATTAGGAACAAAAGAAGTGGCTTCTTTGCTTAAAAGAACAGCAATTAAGTCATTTTTTTCTTGTGGGGACGTTGCATATAAAGCTTTGGCAAGTCTTTCCTCGCTTTTTGAATTCATTAGGCTGTCCAAAACACCTATTGCTTTATTTGCTACACCCATTTTTGATATTGGAAGGTTTGAAATGCCAGAAGAAATAGTCTCAGCCGTGTTTGACCCTTGCAACGCTCTGTTTGCAAGTTCCATCCTAAGCTTTTCAGCCATTAATTTTCTTGAAAACTCATTACCAGCTTCTGGCCCAGCTATTTCAGAAACTCTATTTACTGTTTTCTGCTGTGCAATCCTTGAAATTGGATTACCAGTTCCAAGAGGCGCGCCTTCCATAATATCATAAAGCCCCTGTTTAAATCCTGTTTTAAAGAATGGAGTGTTTTCTTCTTTTTTTAATGCGGAAGTCATAATGTCTTCTGCGTTTTCTCCGGCAGACGATCTTGCTATTTTCCTGCCTTTTGATAAAGCTTCTTGGGCAGCCCTGACTTTTGCAGCGTTATCTTGCGCTGCCATAAAATCAGTCGAAGACTGCTCTAATGACTTTACTAAATCATTCCTTAGTTTTTCTATTTTTAGGCTTCCTGCGTCTTCAATTGCCCCCGTGTTAGGGTTTCGCTTAACCTGTTGTCCAAGGGCTTTTGAAATTTCATGAACAGTGCTAGACGGAACATCATCAGCTAATGAATATAGCTCTTTCCCTTCCTTAATACTTTTAACAAAGCCAGCCTCTAAAGGGTTTATTTTTGAGTTTGCTAAATTTTTTGCGGCATCAGATAAAGCCTGTTGTCCTGCTGGTGTATCAATAACATCAGAAAAACTAGATTTTTTAACAAAGTCTCCGACTGCTCCGTAAAGAGTGTTTTCTGCGCCCTTAGCTATATCTAAAGCGTTTTGTAGCAATTCACTTTCTTTATCTGATCCCAAAGCTTCTTGAACAATTCTTTTAGCTCTTTCTGGAGCTTGTGCCTGTCTTATCCTCATAGCCTCTCTTGCGGCTTGCATAGATGGGCCTGTTATTTTTGCTTGGCTTTGTGTTTGCATACGAAGAGCTTCTCCGCCAAGCTCTCCGGCAAAATCTTCTGGACTTGATCTTAACAAATTAGCGGCATACTGCCCCTTTGTCATTCCTGCTAAATTTAGATTTTTTTCAATATTAGAAAGCTCTCTTCCTTTTATATTAATACTAGGATTTTCTAGTCCTTGTAGTTTCGTTCCCATTGCGGCTGCTGCTGGTGTTAAAAGCTTGTCCGCAACATATCCACCACCTGCGCCAAGAGAACCCCCAGCAATCCCGCTAAGAAGGCGGCTAATAGCACCTCCTTCGGCTCCAGTAAATCCCTGAGATGCACCGTACGAAGCACCCGCAAGCACTGGTTTTGCTGCAAAATATGGTGCAATGGGAGCTGTTGCAGCAACTGATCCTGCGATTCTAAGTCCAACATCTGTTTTAGGGTATTCGGAAGAAAAAGCTTGTTCTGTTTCTCGTATATTTTTAAGTCTCTCTTCATATGGGATGTCTCCGCCAACACCAAGTTTTTCACCTAAATACGCCCCTACCTCGTCAAAAATAGGCATCCCTCCTTGCCCAAAAGAAAGCACACTAGAGGCTATTCTTGGTAAGATTCCTTCTTTAAGCTTTTTCTGTTCTTTTTCAGGCTCAAAGCTGCTTGGAGTGTATTCTTCAAATGTTTTTGGTTGCCATGTCATTGTTGGCGCCATCCGTTAGCAATTGCTTGGCTAAGTTCAGATTGATCTATTAAACCAACTCTTCCTTCCGGAGAAACAACCCTGACTTTATTTGTATTAGTTTTTGGTTGCGGAATATTTATTTTCTGCCCCTGCTGCCCCCCTGCTTGTAAAATAGACTGTATCGCCATCAATCTATTTTTTTCTTTTTGTGCAAGAACATCTGGCTTATCCCCATATTGTGGAAAATACTGCAATTTCGCGTTTTCATATTCAGATGGTGAAATTACAGCTCCAGATTCTCTCCTCAATACAGCGTTGATAAAATCTCTAGATGCTTGATCAAAGTTTTGATATTCTGGAGAAACTATTTCGTTACCAAAAATAGGAACAGCTGACTTAATTTTTTGTTCCATACTTGTGGCGGCGCTTGTCACTTCAGGAGATGTTATTATTTCATTTGAAGAAAGCATTCTTTTCCCGTAACCGAGAGCTTTAGCCTGTTCGTCTGTTGTCTTTGGTTGCATAACAGGGTTTCCTTGAGCATCAAGGCCAAATCCTTCAGGAAATTTACCTGTTAAGGCATATGTTGCCATAGGGTCAATTTGCTGCTGTTGTGGCGGTTGAGGCTGTATTCCGGCTTGTCCTAAAGTTGGAGCCTGTCCTGCTTGTTGATTTGTTGGCTGTTGCTGTCCAAGATTAGCCATCAAACGAGCCAAAGCAATCCTCTGAGGATCGTTTTGCATCTTAAATTGCTCAAGACCAATTTGGCGTTTTGCAGTCAAATCAGCTAATTCTTTTTGTTGGTTAAACAGCTTTTCTTGTTGCTGTTGTTGGAATGCTTGCTGTGCAGACGTTTGTTGCTGTTGGTTTTGATTAGAAAGTAATGTCGCTTGTAGGTCTTCATTGTATGGAGATTGCAAAGCATTTATTGCGGCTTGACTGTTAGGAGCCTGCGCGTTCCAGTTTATTGTTGTGTCACCTGTGGTTTCTGTCTGTGCTGGCATTCCCATAGCGAGACGAATAGCGTTAGTTCTTTCAATATTAGCTGCATCATTTTGCTGATCGTATTCGCCTTTTAATTTTTTAGACATAAACGCGCCAAGAGCTGCGTTTCCAAGCCTAGCAATTCCTTCAGCATTTGAATAAACTGGCTTTGAGCTTGTACCTTCCTCGATCATCTTATTAAACAAAGACGCTCTTGGGTCTCTCAAATAATAAGCCATTATCTTGTTGCGCATTATTTCCTCATAACTCCATTTTGGATCATGCCGTTCATAGAACCCATTCCTCCTTGCGGAATCTGTGGATTCATAAATCCACCCATATTTATTCCGTTAAGTGGCTGCTGAATATTAGTCTGCTGTGCATTCTGCCCTTGTTGTGGCATTAATTTAAGATATTGCGCCATAAGCTGTTGTATTTGCTGATTATCCATATTAAAATCCTAACAATTTTCCAAACCAATTTGACCCAACTGCTGATCCTAGGGCATTTCCTGCAAGTCCATATAATCCACCAGCTGCTGATGCGTTAGAAGAGTTTTGCGCGTTAGCTGCATTAACATTTCCAGCATACGAATTGTATATGTTACTTGCCAATGTGCTTTGGGGCAAAGAAACGCTAGAAACATTAGAGAATTGTGGAGATTGCACCTGCGTACCTGAAATCAAAGCCGATATTTCATTTAACGGCTGGTTTCTAATGCTAGACGCTTCTTGAACATATTGCTGACGAGCTTGGTTATTCAACTGCGCGTTTGATTGACCTAATTGAATAGCCTGTAACGCCGCTTGTGTTCTTGCGTCATTCACATTCTGCCCGAATTTCTCCATTTGAGTGTTGTAGGCTTCATTTCCCATAGATATGCCTTGGGATGCTAGCCTTGATTCTAAAGAAGCCCTGTCGCGTTCAAATTGAGGATTTAAACGAGATAAAAGAGCCTGTTCAGCCTTGTCTTGCGTTGCCTGATCCGAGGCTGACATAAGCTCCGGCGCTCCTTCATAAGAAACTGGCTTGCTAAGAGCTTCGTTTAGCCTGTCTAATTGAGAATTTGCTATGCCGCCTGATTGAACGTTAAACTGCTGATTTAAATCGTATAATTGTTGTTGTTCTGGTGAAAATGTGGTTGTTTGCGTATATAAAGGCACTCCTGCCTTTTCGTCATACCCTGTTTGGGCATATGACATCTGACCATATGGAGTTACTTGGTTTATTCTGTTCAATGCAGCTTGAGCAATAGCAGTTTCTTTATCAGCCGCGCTTTGCGCGTTTGCTGTTGCTACTGGGTCTGGTGCTGCTGGTGTTGATGGCGCGTTTTTGCCCACGGCTATACCTCTTTTTAAGATATGCCGACGAGTAAAGATAAGTCGCCGCGCTGAAGAAAGTATTTATACCACGTTTTACAAGAAAACAAAACTATTTTTCGTATCTTTGAATGTAATCTTTTTCCATCATCCTATAAATTAATGCGTGGTTTTTTTCTCCAAGATGGTGGGCTAATATTGCCTCGCGCTTAAATCCTATTCCTTTAAGAAACTTCTGGCATCTTTTGTTATTAATTGAAGTTATACACCATATCTTTTTGCATGCGTATTGCTTATAAGGTACTGATAATAAAGATTTAATTATTCCCTTTTGAGCAAATCTGGGAGAGAACGCCGCAAAGCTCATCATAATTGTTTTATGTTCTGGTTGATACTCGTGATAAACACAAATAGCCTCAAGTTTATCTTTTTCAGAATATCCTGTTACAACGCCCAACGCCTGACACTCTCCAAAACCTCTTGACATGTCTGGAATCATTGTAGCGGCTATATGAGCTAATTGATCTGAATGACCAAATAGAATTTTCACCTTAAAAACCCACCAGTTTTATAAATGTAGTTAATTGAAATAACAGAAGGACGCGCCGTCTTTGTCGAAGTTTTAATTCTAAGACTTGCTGATCTTCCAATACCTATAGCGGATTGCCATTTTCTAAAAATATCAACTCCTCCTCCCCAAGTTGCTACATCCCATAAAGCTGTATCCCATAAAGAAGAATTACCCAATTCTATTGATGTTGAGCTTGATAAATATTTATTCATCTTAAAATCTGTGTTTAGTTGTTTTGAAGGAATAATTTGTACCTCTCCCTCAAAAACAACCTCAGCCAAAGAAAAAGATTTTACTAATTGTGGTGACCCGAAGTAACTAAATGCTGGGAAAATCTCCCCCTCTATGTTTCCACCATTATCAGAATACCCATAGTCAGCCCTGTAAACCACTCCATCGTGTCCTGCAAAATATAGCTTATCATTGCAAACAGCAAAGCACGTTGCATTCATTCCTTTAAATCTGCAAGCAGCGCTCGTTATAGAATTGAACACATACTGATAACTTTCTGTTGCTGAAATTGGTATGTTAAAAATTATCATTTTGGAGGCTGGATAAACTAAAGCTTGCCACCCAAAATTACTTCTGTATTGCGTTACAGATGAATTAAGAACAATGTTTATTTTATCAGATAAAGCTGCTTTTGAAGATTGAGACCTGTCAACAGATAACATCGTTGAAAGAGAAATAAACCCATCTTCTGTTATAAGAATTACGTCAGCACCAATCTTTTCAAAAAACCTTCTTCCGATTGGCTTTCCAAGTCTAAATATACCAACTAAAGACCACTTGGTCGCATCAGAAGGATCGGTACCGCTATAAACTATATATTCCCCCTCTGACGTTACAAAAACAGCAACATCGTCAGCACCAGAACCTCCATCCCTTGTCCATGTTACCATTCCCATTAAATAGCCGCCCTTTTGAGCAACAGAATATAAATTAAAAGCTGTAAAAGCTCCGCCTATCGAATTAACACCACCATAATATGCAATTAGACTATTCTTTTCTCCTGTCCATAATCTGTTTTGATGAACAGCGCACCATATTAAATTTGCTACTGTTGGGCCAGTAATTGTTGTATTGCCCCAAGTTGTTCCGTCATAAACAAATGGAGTGTCTGCCCCATTAAAACCCAAAAGAAACTGACCGCCGGAAGTTCCCATGTTTGTTGATTGCCATTTATCAGACGTATAACTGTCTTTTAATTCTGTCGCGGCTCCTGCAGAGCTTACGTCATAAATATATTCTCCGTTTGCGGCTATAAGTTTTTGTGTTCCTGAGGTCGGAGAATAAACCATAAGAGTATTAACATCACCAGACATGCCTATCCCGTGAGATGCAAATCCTTGTCTTAGGGTTGTTTTTGTTCCGTCTGGAAAATAATTATCTAAAACAACTGCGTCTTTTTCATCCATATCAGCCAATGAATCTCTAGAGTTCCACCCGCCTGTGCAAGCCGGTATAGCTCTTGATTTTGTTCTTGATAAGGATTGAATTCCTTGTTTTATATAATTTTTAAAAAACATTATAAAGGCCAATCCCCTTCTTGTATAACGATACCCCTAGAGTATTCATTGCCACAAGAAGTCATGTTTAAAGTTCTTTTAGGAGATTCTGAACCTATAGCTATCATAACTTGCGTGTCATATTCAGCCAAATCAGCGCCAGCATCAAGACCTTTTGACATTTTAAACCTTACAACAAGGCCCAATTCCATTAGGTGTTCGTCTAAGATTCCTATATCTGTGTCTGCCGCCCAAGTGCTTTGAGCTACGAGAGCATATGATTGGCAAAAGTTTTTAGAAATATATTCATAAGCTATAGTTTCACCAGCAGCAGGAACAGGATTAATTAAAATCTTATTCCCCCTATATGTGAAACTATCTGTTACTGGAGAAGAGTTCCAAGTTTTTATTCTTTGCCATTGCTGTGGTGTCAACGGGCCATAAAGAGGATGCTTTCTTGTTCTATTCCAAAAAGTTTCATTAACAAACCTATCAAAATCAGATGGCAATGCGGTTTGCTCTTCTGTGGCTACCGTTGTTTCAGTCTTTTCTTTTCTTAAAATCTGCCAATCAAAACGCCGCATTAGTTCTTTGCCTTCTGTCTTGGCAAAAGATAAAAGTTCTCCTACTTCATCGCTTGTGTTGTTTATAACCGTGTCAGGTCGTGAAACGCCTATTTTTGTTGCTGCATTTTGTACAATTGTTAGTAAGCTCATTATTCCCCCTTTGGCGGTCTTCCACGGCGCTTTTTAACTTCTTCAGTCATCAAAGATTCGTTTTGTTTTGTAAGAAATTCAACTTGCTGAATTAGAGAATCAACCTGCTTTTTTAGGCTGTCAATCTGTCCTGCATTTTTTGTATCTGATTTTAATGAAACAAATTCCCTTGCTTTATCCCTCAAAGAAAGAGCGCCCATTCCTATGCGGCCCATGTCAGCGTCGTTTGCTTTTGCAAAATCCTCTACTGACCTAAATCCGTTTCCTTTTAGGACTTCAGCAAGGCGCTTTGTAACAGGAGGCCAATTATTTATAGGTGTTCCATTAACGGGTTCTGCTTCGTCCTTTTTCCATGCGTTATAATACGGTTCAAGAGTAGTCCAAACATCGGGATCAAATTTTTTTACTTTTCTTACTTTGTCTTCGCCCTTTTGATTTGGGTTTCCTACCTTCTGCCAACGAACCCAATCAATAAGAACATTTTCTCCATTAACGTCCTCATGGTCTGTCCAAAACTCAATGGGTATAACATGCGCGACTCTTTCAGATGTGTCGTATTCCATTAAACTATCTCCTTACCAATAATTTGCATTCTATTGCTGTTTCATCAAACCATTCTACATTGTAACCGTTTTTTTCGAATAAGTTAATCCACCATTTCATTGGTTTTACAGTTAAATGAAGCTCTTTCCCGATTGTTAACCCAAACCTATCATTTATTGTTGAAATCTGGAAAAACACATTTTTAGCCGAGTTCATTATATTAATGATAGCCTTCTCAACATTTTCTGTTGGTATATGCTCCATCACATCTACACAATAACCATAATCTGCCCGTAAAGGAATCTCTTCCGTTAAATCTATTTCTGTAAAAGGAAGTTTAGCGGCTTCTTCGTCTCTGCAATTTGACGCAAAATCTAACAAATGAACGTTGTAACCCATATCAGTTATGAGCCTTGCCGCTCTTCCTGTTCCGCACCCAAAATCTAGTATTTTTCCTTCTGGTTTTAGCTTTTCAATGATCTGGTTAAAAATTCCCTCGGCAGGAGAAGCCTCCCTATATGTAACCATAGACCACATTCTTTCGTATTTCTCTTTTTCGCTCATGTCATTAATATCAGAATGAAACATATCAGGCAAAAGACCGCTTCCGTGTACATAAATGGCGCAACCGCTATCTTTTAAAAGATTAGCTACCTGCATAAATCTTTCTGCCTGTACCTTCATTGGGTATGACGAAAGATACTTTTTCCCGCAAAACTCGACATCCATACAAGGAACAACGTCGTTCATTTTTTGTCTAATAACGTGGCTTTCTCCGTCTTTGTGAGAAGAGTCATACCCATAACAATGAATTTCCCTATAGCCCAACGTATAAGCTAAAACCGTGCTTACAACGCCAACGCTCACCGCCGTGCTAAGCATGGCATATTCGTCTTCAGCTAAATCGTTTAAGAAATCTTGTGTTTCATCATCTTCAATTTGAAGTTGGAAAAGTTTTGCGTTTGGCTTTTCTATAAAACACTGCGGATCAACTGTTGCTCCAAAATAGTGTTCTTTAGCATCTCCAATAAGAGACACGGTTTCTTCTTTAGCGTCTATAATTACTTGAAAATCAGGATAAATGCCGTTTTCGTTCAAAAACTTAGCGGCTGCGTTAAGGGCAAAAACCTTGCATCCGTCTTTCTGCTTTGATCTTATTTCTTCAATATCTTCTTTTATGCTTGGCCCTGACCCACAAATAACAGCAATTCCTTTATGCTCTTTCTCAAACTTAACCCAGTTTTTATTGTTCTTAGAGTTTTCTTTGATATGGTCAAACAAAACATTTGTTGGCGTGTTCACAAGAAGAGAAACTGGAACAATCAAAGGAAAATTTGTGTTTTCATTTCTAAAACGAAGATGCATCAAGTCGCTCATTAAATCTCCACATAAAGTAAAAGGGGAGAGGTTTCCCCCTCCCCCGTCTTATTAGGTAATACGACCTTGGAAACGAGGACGGTTGATAAGCACTAACACGCTCACAACGCCAGTCTTAGCAGAAGCAACCGCCGAAACGATAGCTCCGCTAATTTCCTTACCAGATCCGGTAACAGAGATTCTGCCAACGGTCTTAACACCTACTGCAACACCAGCCGCAAGAGAAATAGTCGCGGTTTTCGTGCAAGAAGCAATACCGGAAATCTGATACCAGCCGTACTGACTGGCAACATTTGCCGACATAGCAACAGCAATAGGCTGAGGCTTGTTACTCGGAACAGCAGCTCTAGTCGTCTGGCCAGTCGTCGAGTTATAAGTAACGATATTACCAGCAGCCGTGCTAGCAACACCCAAAAGATAGATAAATTCAGCTTCACCATAAGTAGGGTCAGAAGCGCGAATAATCGTACCAATCGGATGGTTTTTAACAGTAGATGTAGTATCAATGGGCTGAACGCCCAAAGTAGGATTTACTATTTGATAAGTCATGATTATTTCTCCTTACGACGCATCAATTAGAACGCCCTGCATTGCGCGATTGGAGCAAGTCATTTGCCCCATCCACAAAACAGGAATAACATCGCCGTCTTGGTTGACGCTATTCTTTTCGTCCATAACAGTCCAACGTGCATCACGATGTTCGACCAATTCAAGATATTCCGTGTTAAGGAAATACATCTTTTCAGC